GAACGCTCCCGCCAGCACCGGATTCCGCATCGTCAATGGAGTTGGCGGATACATCAACGCGTTCTATACCAACGGGGTGGCATTCGGCATAGTCATCGCACCGGTCACGGGCAATAAGGTTGGCGTACTCGATATCGTTTCCGGCACCTTCGACGGCTTCGGGCCGAACTCCAATGTAGGCATTCTGTTCCAGCCGGCCGGCGGCGAGGTGAGCATCGTCCGGATCACGGACTGCAACGCGGCCGGATTCATTTATGGACTCTGGTGCAAGCAGGCCGGGGCCGGCGCATATATTGCGGACATCACCTTGACGAATTGCGGCGCCGTGGGCAATAGCGGCGGCGGCTTTCAGTTCGAGTTCGGGACCAACATCATCCTGCAAAACTGCACGGCGCAGGGGAACGGGACCAGCGGCACGCCCGCGCCGGGACTGACCGCGGGCGGTAACCCGACGTTGAACGGGCTGCGCATCGACGGCGGATGGTATGCGGCGGGTTCTTATGCTCATGAGGTGAGCGGCGGGAATTCCCAAAACGTGGGGATCCTCATCAATGGCGCGACTGCGAATGTCCGCGTTTCCAATCTGGTCGCGACTCCGAACATAAGCGCCGGCGTGTTCATCGCGGGCGTGAACCCGGGCCTCGTCATCGAGAACGTGCGGGGCTACAACCCGGTTGGACCGGCTGGCATCGTGGTGGGCGCCAGCCCGTTCACCTATACCGCGGGCAGTTCTCGCGAGACGGTCTACATCTTCGGCGGCACAGTTTCCAACGTCAGTCTCGGCGGAACTCAGATTGCCGCGGCGAGTCCCACGCAGGTTCAACTCGCTCCTGGCGAGGCCATGACCGTGACGTACAGCGTTGCTCCGTCGATGGTGAAGGACGTTCACTAATGGCAGTCTTTAACGCCGCACTGTTCAATCAGGCGCTGTTTGGGGGCGGCGCAGGCACCGCGGCGCCGGGTCCGATCATCCAGGTGGGGCAAGGCCTGCTCTATCCCGCGCTGCGCAAAGCGGGCGTGACGATCGGGCCGCAGCGCACGCCGTCGCCGGCGCAGTTCCAGGACGCAATCGACGAGCTGAATCGCCTGCTCGGTTCGATGTCCTGCGATCCGCTATGGATTTACGGGCAGGACATATTGTCCTTGCCACTCAGCAGCAAGACCGTCTACACCATCGGCATCGATCCCACCGGCAGCGCGCCGGCCGCGGACTTCCCGGTCACCGTGCCGAAGGGCATCACCGAAGCAGTCTACGTGTCGAACGGGCAGCATTACGAGGTCCGGTTGCTCACGCCGCAACTGTGGGCGCAGCAGAATCACGCCGGCGTTTATTTCGACAGGGGATACCCGATCGCCAATCTGTATCTCAACGGCCAACCGTCCAGCGGCAACCTGGACTTGTATGTCTGGCATGTGATCCCCAGCGTTGCGAATCTCGCAGACGTGGTGGTGATTCCGCCAGGCTACGAAGACGCCATTGTGCTGAATCTGGCGTGCCGGCTGGCGCCGCATTTCCAGCGGCAGGTTCACCCGGACCTGCGGCAGCAGGCCCGCGAGTCGATGATGCGCCTGGAATCGATCAATGCGCCGCAGCCGATCGCCAGTCTGGATAATTGGGGTTCCTGCGACTGCGACGAGGGCGGCTCGTTCCTCGTCTCGGGCGGGACCGCCGGCAGTTCGGGCGGCACAAGCGGCGGCACCGGGGCACAAGGGCCGCCAGGCCCGCAGGGGCCGCAGGGGCCGGCGGGACCGGCTGGTGCGGACGGGGCGCCCGGCCCGCAGGGGCCGGCGGGTGCGGACGGGGCGACTGGACCGCAAGGGCCGCAGGGACCGCCGGGTGCGGACGGGGTGACCGGCCCGCAGCCGTATGACCTGGCGGCGAGCTTGGCTGGAAAACCGGGGGCATCCGCATTGGTCCTGATCTTTACCGCGCCACGGGCGGTAGCCTTTGCCGGAAACCTTTCCGGCAGCAAAGGCACGGTGGGCGTGAATCCGACAGCTACAGCGACCTACACGGTGTCAAAGAACGGTTCGGGCATCGGCACGGTGGCGGTGTCCACGGGCGGTGTGGTGACCTTCACAACCACGGCAGGGGCGGCGCAGTCACTTGCCATCGGGGATCGTCTCACGGTCGTGGCTCCATCGTCGCAGGATGCCACGCTGGCGGATGTGGCCTTTACGCTGGCGGGCACACGCTGATTATGGCGCGGGCATTCATCACAAGCGGCACAACCTGGGCGGGCGTGGCCACGGATGGCAGCAACATCACGGTGGAATGCATCGGGGGTGGCGGCGGCGGCGCATCTCCTGACGCACACGTAGGTGTGGGCGGCGGCGGCGGCGCGTATGCGGTCAAGGTGGTTCCCTACGTTTCGGGCGCGGCGGTAACCGTGCAGATCGGCGCGGGCGGCGCGGGCGGCATCAACGCGGGGCCGAAATTCGGAGCGGATGGAACGGACACCATCTGGAATTCCGGTGTGGTGGTGGCGAAGGGCGGAAAGGGCGGAGTGGCGTCAACCAGCACGGCGGGCGCGGGCGGCGCGGCGGCATCCTGTACGCCAAGCGTGGGCGCGTTCTCTGGCGGCACGGGCGGCGGAGTCGGCACCGATAACCTTGGTGCGGCCGGCGGCGGCGGCGCGGCCGGGCCGGGCGGCGCGGGCAAGAACGGCGGTGTCGGCGGCGGGCAGGGAAACGGCGGCGGCGGCGGCGCGGGCGGCGGCAGCAGCACGGCAGGCGTGGCGGCGCTCGGGGCCAGTTTCAACGGCAGCGCGGGCGGCGTGGCGCAGGACGGCACGGCGGGCGGCGTGGGAGAGATTGACGGCGTATCGCCTGCTACCAGCGGTTCTCATGGATCGGGCGGCGGCGGCGGCACGCCCAGTGCGGGCGCGGGCGGCGTAGGCGTGGAGTGGGATGCCACGCACGGGGCCGGCGGCGGCGGCGGCGGCGGCGATTCCGGGCCGGGCGGGCTATACGGCGGCGGCGGCGGGGGGGGATTTTGGAGCGGTTCGGCGCCGGGCGGAGCCGGGGCTGGAGGGCTGATTGTCGTGACCTATACCCCACCATCGGCGGCGCGATTCACTCTGGACGTGATTACGTGACAGCTGCAACCGGCCATTCTGTCATGAAAATCTCGCTGGCAGGGCCATCAGGCGGGCGGGGGCATTTTCCGTTGATCTTCGATCGTGGCCAGGTTGCACGCATCGCACATCCTCACCTTCTGACGGGCGCCGGATTCGTCGACCATGACCCACTGCCACGCGCGGGAGTTGGGCACGTAATCGGCCGGCGCTTGATCCGCCGGCCAGGCTGGGAGCGGTTCATCGGGCGCCAGGATCGCGATGAACTCGCCGCCGCACCGGCCGCAGATGTACTTCACGCGATAGCGCATCCGGCCATTCTGTCATGAAAATCTCGCTGACTGGGCCATCCTACACGCTGCAGAGCGTCGTTGCCGCGGCGCAGCAGTGCGTGAACTGGTATCCGGAGGCGCTCGCCGTTCCGGACGAACCGCGCAAACAGGTGCTGTTCGGGCGGCCCGGACTGAAGCTGCTCGCGACACTGTCGCCGTCGAAGATCCGGGCCATGTGGAGCAACAATAAGCGCCTCTTCGTTGTTCACAACGACAAGCTGTCGGAGGTTCTCGAGGCCGGCACGGTGAACACGCAGCCTACAGTGATGTTCCAAGGCAGCGGCAGCCCCGATCCCGCGCAGATCTTCAGCAACGGTCACCAATTGATGATCATTACGGGCGGCCTGGTCTACATCGACGACGGGATCGGCCCGAACCCGGTGCGGTTCTCCGTCTCGGGCACGGCATCGGCCACCGGAAGCGATACCAATATTCACCGGCTCACCGGTGCGCCGTTCGACAGCGGGAGCATGACCGGGCGAACGCTGCGCATGGACGGCAGCTTGTTTACGGTGGTTAGCGTTACCAGTGCGGATGTGCTGGTGGTGAACACGCCGGCGGCCGCGACACCGGAATCGGTCTGGTCCGTCGATTCCGGGGCACAAGTCGATGCCGTGACGGGCGGGTTTCTGGACGGGTACTTCATCATCAACCGCGTGCCGCGGCCCGATCTTCCGCACTCGCAGGATCCCGGCAGGCAGTACAACATATCTGGCCTCTATGACGGCACTCTCTGGGACGAACTCGATTTCGGAACCAAAGAGGGCTACAGCGATTACATCAACTCGATTCTGTGCGATCACGAGGAATTGATTTTATTCGGCAAGGAAACGACCGAGGTCCACCAGAACGTGGGCATCACGCTCGATAGCGCGGGCGTGGCGAGCTTCCCGTTTGCGCGAGTGCCCGGCGCATTCATGCACGAGGGTTCGGTTTCGACGTTCGCGCCCTGCTCTGTAGGCCCGTATAAGTGCTGGCTGGGCGGTACGCCCAACGGCCAGACGGTGGCCTATCGTGCGCTGGGGTTTAACCCGGAGCGCATCAGCACGCACGCGCAGGAAGAGGCGTGGAACAGCGCAAACTTCAAGGTGTCCGATGCGGTGAGTTACTGCTATCTGGATGCCGGCCACATGTTCTGGGTCTTAAACTTTTGGCAGCAGCAGCAGACGTGGGTCTATGACATGACCGAGGGCCAGTGGCATGAGCGGGCCGGCTACAACCCGGTGGTCACGGGCTGGATGGCGCGGGCCGGATTCATCCGCTACCAGCCCTGGTATCACGCCTTCGTCGCCGACTGGGGGCAGGGGGGCAAGCACATTGTGGGCGACCCGGCCACCGGCAAGCTCTACGAGCAGAGCCTGAATTTCTACGACGACGACGGCGTGGCGATCCAGTACCTGCGCGCGTTCCCGCACCTTCTGAACGAGAACCGCTACCATTTCCATCACCGGTTCGAGGCGTACCTCGAGACGGGCACGGTCACGGGCGCCATTCCGGAGATGGTAATCGGATTGGACTGGAGCAACGACCGCGGGCACACGTTCCTGCCCGTGCCGCAGTTCCAAAGCAGCGGCGCCGCTGGCAACTACAGCAAGCGCATCGTGTGGCGGCGCCTCGGGCGATCGCGCGATCGCGTGTACCGGATTGGCGTGCAGGGCAAGGGCAAAGTGGCAATGACCGACGCCTTCCTGGAAGCCACGCCTGGAATCGCATAATGGGCACCCTGACCATTCCGCCGTACCGTGCCGCCCTGCTCACCGGCGCCGATGGTACGCCGATGGTCCGCGCCGCCGGCCCGGACTCCAAGCAGATCCAGACCGAGCTGCAGTGGTACATGTTCTGGCAGGACGTCGCGCGACAGATCAACGCCGGGTCGCAGGCGATCGATAGCCTCGAGGGACTGGTCACGTTCGGCAATCACCTGGACCGCCCGGACGGGCGATTCCAGCACGACGGCGCCCTCTACGTCGAAGTGGACCGCGGGAGCGTGCTTTACCAGAACCAGGGCGGCGTCTGGCAATACATCGCCGGCATCATGTACGGCACTCTCGTTCCCGATCAGAGGCCCGCGGACCTCGCGCCGGCCGCCGATGCCGGGTTCCAGTTCCGCACCACGACGGATCCCGCGCGGGCCTTTACCTGGAACGGCGGCGAATGGGTGGAAACCACGCCGATCCGCTACGGCACGCACGCCGAGCGGCTGGCGGCGCCGATCGCGGACCTCGTTTCGGGCATGTTGTGGATGGAGACAGACCGCGGCAGCGTGATCTACCAGAACCAGGGCGGGACGTGGCTGTTCCTGAACGGCACCATGTGGGACACGATGAGTCCCGACAATCGCCCCACAGACCTCGGCGTGCATGATGCCGGGTTCCTCTATCGCAGCACCGATGCGCCGGCACGCGAGTTCGTCTGGAATCAGGTTGCCTGGGTAGAGACGACACCGCTTCTCGATCCGACCACGACGAAGGGCGACCTGATCGCGCGCGGTTCGACGGCGCCGGCTACCCGGTTTCCGGTGGGCAGCAACGGCCAGGTGCTGACCGCGGACTCCACGCAGACGCTGGGCGTCCGGTGGGGCACGCCGGCGGGCGGCGGCCTGCAATGGGTAAACGCTTCCTCGCCGCTGACCCTGACCACCACGATGACGGACGTGCCCGGCCTCACGCTGACCTTGCCGAAGGCCGGCATTTACCAGATCTCCGGGGTGATCGATTTTGCCGCCAACGATTCGCAGGCGCTGCTGCTGGGCCAACTGGTGGTCAATGGCTCCGCGCACGGGACTCTGGTGATTTATCAGGCATTCAGCGTGCCCTCACGCGCAACGGTCGCGCAAGTCTGGATGCTCACCACGGGTTCGCCGGGCGTGGTCGTCAAGATCCAGGCGAACAAGAACCTCGGCGCGGGCGGCAGCCTGGCGCACGTCCATAGCACCCTATCGGCCGCATTCCTCAGTCCATGATCCACATCGAACGCTCGCAAGATTACGCGCTGATCCGCGGGATCATGACGTGCCCTGCGGTTTTTCGGCACCTGACCGATGATGCCTCGCCCGCGGCCGAGGACTGGCAGCCGATCGAGAGCGATGGCATCTACTACCTGGTGGCCTGGGACGGCAACTCGCTGCTCGGGTTGTGGATGCTGCACCCGCACAATGGCGTCTGCTGGGAGATCCACACCGCGCTGTTGCCGGATGCCTGGGGCGACCGGGCGCGGCGGGCGGCCGCGGTGATGCTCAAGTGGGTTTGGGTAAACACCCCATGCCGGCGCATCGTCACCAACGTGCCCGCGAATAACCGGCTTGCCTACCATTTCGCGGTCCAGGCGGGCATGGAAGTGTACGGCACCAACGAGGCGAGCTTTTTGAAGGGCGGCCGCCTGCTCTCCCAGATTTGCCTCGGCATCAGCCGTCCGCGCGATTTGCCGTTGTTTGAAGCCGCAGAAGTATCGATTCCCGGCGATCCCAGCCCCGTGGCTGCATTCTCGGGTACGAAGGAGGGGTAAGTGCCAGCCGTCGCAATTCCAGCAGCCATCTCTTTAGGCTCGTCCGTTCTCGGGGGCGTCCTGGGTTCCCGCGCCAGCAAGAAAGCCGGGCAAATGCAGTCTGACCAGGCGCAACGATCCGCGGACGAACTCAAAGGCGTCCTGAACGAGTACAACCCGCGCATCGGGGCCGCGGCCGATACCGCGGCCGGCAACGTCAATGCGGCGACAGGCGCCGGGCAGCAGGAGATCCGGGGAGCGGTGGGCGCCGGTCAGGGGCGGATCGATGACGCGACGGCGCAGGCTCTCAAGTTCCTGTCGCCGTACATGGACGCAGGGGGCCAATCACTCTCCACGCTCATGAGCGGTCTGGCGCCCGGTGGCGACCTCAACAAGACGTTCACCGCGGCCGATATGCAGGCTTACGATCCCGGCTACGCGTTCCGCATGGAGCAGGCGCAGAAGGCGCTGCAGGGTTCGGCGGCCGCCCGGGGCGGCGCACTGGGCGGCGGCGCACTGCGCAGTTTGGTGGGACTAAGCCAGAATCTGGCATCGGGCGAGTTCGCGAATGCCGAGCAGCGGTTCCGGGCGCAGCAGGGCGACCGGTTCAACAGGTTGAATACCTTGGTCAACCTCGGCGCGACGACGGCAGACCGCGCCGCCGGCTACGGCACGGCCGGCGCCAGCGAAGCGGCACGGCTCGGGCTGACCGGCGCGACCTCGATCGCGGACCTGGGCTACCGCGGCGCGACAACCGCCGGCGGGTACACGACGGACGCGGCGCGGGACATGACCGGCAATGCGCTCCGGACCTACGGGAGTATGGAAGATCTGCTCACCGGCGGCGCCGCGGCGCGGGCCGCGGGCACGGTGGGATCCGCGAATGCGTGGACCGGCGCACTGGGCGGAGTCGCCAATACGGCGGGCCAGGTAGGGAATTACTACCAGAACAAACAGACGCTGGCGACGTTGATGCAGAACCCGGCCCTGCGACCCAAAGTGTCCTACTCATAGGAGCATTTAGATGGCACTCAATCCGGAAATCTCCCTCGGCGTGCGGCCGCCGGTGATCCAGCCGCTGCAGATTCAGAACCCGCTCGAGCAATTCGCCAAGGTTCAGACGCTGCGCAACCTTATGCAGGAGCAGCAGTCCGGGCAACTCGGGCTGCAGGCGCAACAACTGAAGTTGGATGAAGCGCAGCGGGGAATCGCGGACGAGCAGTCTCTGCGAGATCTGCTGATCAAGAACCCGAATGCCGGCGCCGCGGAAGTAATCGGAGCGGGCGGGCCGGTGCGCGGCATGGCCTGGCTCAAATCGCAGCAGGAAGCGGAGAAGGCGCGCTTGGACCGCCTCACGCAAGCCAATACGCTCAACGTCAACAACGCCAAACGGCGCGCGCAAATTGCGGCCGGCGTGACCGACTTGGAAAGCGCGAAAAAGGCGGCATGGCAGGCGGCGAACGAAGGCGTTTACGATATCGATCCGGCGAAGAATGCCCAGATTGCGCGCGACGTCCTCCAACACCTCCAAACCAATGGATTCATCCCCGACGAATGGAAGCAGCACGCCCAGGAATCGCTGGACTACGTCGCGCGCCAGGAGTTGGCAGATAAGGTGGCGGAAGAGGAGCGGAAGAAGGCGAAGGCTCCATTCGAACTGCGCACTGCGACTGCGGGCGCGACCAAGGCAGAGCAGGAAGCGGCCGGCACGCAGCCGATCACGCCGCAGCAGAAGGCTCAGGCCGAGGCGCAACTCTGGACGGATCCTGGCGGCCTGATCGCGATCATGAACGACCCGAATCGCAGCGCCGCCGATAAGGCGCGAGCTGCAGCGGGCCTGGAAAAACACGAAGGGCTCAAGCGAGCGGGCGCGGCGACGAATAATATCATCACGCCTAATCAAAACATCGCGAACGAAGCGAAACTGCGGGACGACTACGCCCGCGACACCAAGGAATACGTCACCATCCGCAACGCATACAACAAGATCGTGGGCGCCGCGAAGTCCGCTTCCGCGGCCGGCGATATCGGCCTGGTCTACGGTTTCATGAAACTCCAGGATCCCGGTTCCACCGTGCGGGAGGGCGAATTCGCGACGGCGCAGAATGCCGGCGGAATTCCTGAACGGGTTCGGGCCATGTACAACAAGGCTGTCAACGGTGAACGTCTCGACCCCAGCGTGCGTAAGGATTTCGTCGCGCAGGCCGAGAAAATCCACGAGCAGTATAACGCGGACTACCTGAAGACGAAGGACATGTACACCGGCATCGCGCAGCGCGGCGGCATGGACCCGCGCAACGTGGTGATCGATTACAGCACTGCGAAACCCGCGGGCGGTTTGCCGAAGGCCACCGATCCAAAATTGAAGTCTTACGCCGATGACTATTTTGGCGGCGACATAGCGAAGGCGCAAGCAGCGATTGCTGAGCAGCAGAAGGGGAAATAATGGCGTCTGGCGGAATCCCGAGCTTCGACGATTACAAGCCGAAGGCGATCACGGTAACTGGCAAGGTCCCCAATTTCGACGACTATTCGCCCGAGCATCCCGACCGGTCCGTGCGCGACCACCTGAAGGACGAAGGCTTTCTCGATTCGGTCTGGAACGTCGTCAAATCGCCCGTCTCCATCGTGCAATCGCTCTTAAGCGGAGAGTACGCCAAGGAGGGTACGGCGCAGCGCAAGCGGGCAGACGAATTGCAGCAATCCGGCACACCCGAACAAAAACGCCAGTTCGCCAAGGAAATCATCCTACAGAACATCCCCGGCGCATCCACTGTCTACAAGGCCACACACGGCAACGTGGCGGGTGCGGCGGGCGACGTGGCGGGCATGGTCGTACTCGGAGGCCTCATCAAGGGCGTCCAGAAAACGGCGGACGCAGGGGGAACTATTCGGCGGGTCGTGACGGACCCGGAAGTCGTGAAGACAACCCGCGCTGCGATCCCCGAGAAATACCGGAAGGTCTGGAATACCGCAGAAGCGGTTAAGAATCGCATCGCGGCGGAGAGGGCTGGCCCCCCGGAGCAGCCGCGCGGCGGGCATTTCCAATACGAGCCTGCAGAGGCCACACCACCCGCCGATGCACAACAGCCGCGCGGCGGGCATTTCCCATACCAGCCGGCAGAAGCCCCACCGCCCGCGCCGGCGCCCGCAGCACCACCCGAGCCCGCGCCCGCTGCCGCTCGCCCACCCGCACCGCCCGCGGAAACGTCGCCTATGTCGCGCAACGCCACGGCGGCCGACATTGCGGCGCAGATGGAAGAGTCGATGCGACCGGACACGCTCACCGATTTCATCGTGCGGAACAAGATTCCGCCCGAGATGGTCGCAAACTTCGGCGATACCGAATGGCGGATCATCGCCGATCAGGCCCGCGTGCGACCACCGACGCCCGAAAACATCGCGGCGATCCGCGCCAACCTGGAACCCAAGATACCCGAGGCCTGGCGCGACACGCCGCCGCCGAAGGAAGCGGGACCGCCGGCGCCAACGGCGTCGGAGCTGCGCGTCGATGCGCTCGCGCAGAAGCTCGCCGCGGAAGCGGACCTTTCACTCAGTGACCTCGCAAGCCTGCCGGACAAACCCGACGCGCTCCGCTTCCTCGACGCCTTGGGGCGTTCGCTGAAGATCGAAGGCGCGGTTGCGCCATCCGAGATCCCGCAAATCATCGACCGCGTGCGCCAACTGCGCAGCGCCAAACCCACCCGCTAGCCCGCCTTCTCCTTCTAACACGGGGCGCCACGACGGCGCCCCGCTTTTTCTGCGTCTGCGTTCGGACTCAGGCTCACCTGGTGAGCTACCCCGCGTGGTAGCGGGATCGACGTCGTCCGTTACCGGATATAACGATGCACACGGCATTGCATGGGTGTATTACTGGTAGTGGTTATGGCGAATCTTTACCGGACAAAACAATTCCCCGAACGAAAGGGCAAAAAGGCCGATACCCCAGTAAATACAGGGGTTTCAGATGACCTTACCGGACACAATAACTATTCTGTCCGGTTAGATAAACGCCCGAAACCTCGCCTTAAGTATATGATTGCAAACGAGATACGGGCGCTTCTGGCGGCCTGTTTCAAGAGCCCGCGGGATTATGCGATCTTCCGCCTCGGCTACCATCACGGCCTGCGTGTGAGCGAGATCGGCATGCTCGAGATGACGGACTGGATGCCAGCCGCCAGGATGGAAAACGACCGGCTCATGATCCACCGGCTGAAGAACTCCATCAGCGGCGAGACGCGGATCGTGCCGGCGGCCGCGGAAGCTCTGCGCCGCTGGATCAAGAAACGCGGCACTGCGCCAGGCCCGATCTTTCCCTCCCGCAAAGACAAACCGATCTCACGTAAGAGGATTCATGAACTGGTGCAGTTCTACGGCAAGAAGGCCGGCATTCCAGAAGACAAGCGGCACTTCCACGCGCTGCGGCACACTTGCGCGACGTCGCTTCTGAGCGAGCACGAACTCGATATCGCGCACGTGAAGGATCACCTCGGCCACAAGAACATTCAGAACACGATGATTTACGCGCAGTTGACCGCGGCCGCGAGCGATGCGCGGTTCAACAAGATCCGATCGTGGCGTTGAAATTTCATAGCGTTGAAATTTCATAATAGACAAACACAACCTGTTTGTCTCAAATTGTCAACAATCCGAAGACTGTGAGCATTCCGCAAATTGTGCGCTTCGCGCACGTCCAGCGGGTTACAGATTACACAAAAACCGCCTGAAAAACACCACTGTTTTGCGACAGCGACCAATAAACGCAGGGGTTTGGCGCGGGTTTGATTGGAGAACGCCGTATCACTCCGTCCAACGCGCCAGTTCCCATCCGATTTGACCCCAACGCCAGGACGCGAGCCAGCAACCGCAAGGGCCGCGTTCAATGAATGGAATCACCCGACGATTAACGTAGTTTCCGCGGCGAAACCGGAGGATCTTTTGACCAATGCGGACCTTCAACACGACCGACATTAGCTCGCTTTATCACCTTCCTCGCGCTTCACCGCGATCAGTCGCGCGCGGGCCGCCTCGAGCCGCTCGACCAGGTTGATGCTGCCGGTATGTTCCTGGATGACATGCTCACGGTAGAGCTTCGGCCGGAATCGTTTCGCCAGTGTGACACCTAGCTGGTTGTCGTACTCGATCTCATAGACCAGGTGTCCGTCGCGGGTCTTCATTGCCTTACCGCGCCAGTGGAGTTGCCGCTTGACGCCGTTGCAGGCGCGATCCATGAGGATGTCTTCCAGGTGCTGGCCGGCGCGATCCGCCATTGCCTCGAATCTCTTCCGATATTCAGCGTCCGTCTCCAGTCGTTTGTAGTGTGCTTCCCGGCTGATCCCCGCGGCCTTGGCCGCGGCGGTCACGCTGCCGGTGCCGGCGTAGGCCTCGAGGAAGACGGCCACACGGGACGGTGTTGATTTCTTCGCGGGCATATATGGCGCTATTTTGCCTTATGATCGGAGTCGATGGCTACTTCTACTGATTCACACGAGATGATCCTGGAGCAGAACCATAAGCTACAGGAAGAACTCATGCGGGAGTGGATGATCAACCACGGCGAGCACTGCGGTGTGATTATCCCGCCCTGGCCGCATCCGGGAGCTTGCCAGTGGCCGATGCCGAAAATCCTTGAGGCTATGTCACCCAATGAGGTTTACTTGCTTCTTCTTTTAGCTTCGGGAAAATCCGTTGGACTTCGTCTATGAGTTCCTGCACATTGAAATCCTGACCCCAGAAGGACAAGTCATTCGTCACGGGGTCAAAAGCCCTGAAGCGGTCGATATCATCGATGCCGCGTATTTCTGCACGAGGCATGATATTACAATCAGCCGCATTATGTCGCTTCGACTGCTGCCACCACGTATCAATTCTGTCGTCGAAATGCTCGTAGTTATTGCGCATCGTTACTGTTTGAAATGGAGAATCGTCCTGAATCCCTATGCTGTCGCGGACCGCTTTCCGCTCACTTGTCAATCTACCGCTCTGCCCCCAAAGTACCTTTGAGATGTTAGCCGCCGCGTTCAAGAGATTTTGCAGGGCGTAGAATGTTGCTTCTGAATTCCGTTCTCGCAGGCTATCGTTCAACTGGGCCGCGGCCATTTGCACGAACTTACACTGCAACAGGACCTGTCGCTGAAACATTCGCAATAGCAGTCGCTCCATAGGCACCCGTGTTCATTCCGCCTTCTTCCGCCCCCGGCCCCCGGCCAGGCCCGCCTTGCGCGCGCTCTCGCTGCGCTGCTCGGGGGTGAGCTTCTTCGCGCGAGCTTTCCCGCCGCGTTTGCCTAACGCAACCGCCGCCGAGTTTTTACGCTTCGCCATTCTCGCCTCCGAGCGCTTGCAGATAGGCCACAATACCCGTTAACAACGCGCCGCGCGCCAGGCGCTCGCGTGCATCAAGCCTCTTTTGACTCTCCTGCATCTCGTGAATGTCATGTGTTAGCAGTTCCAGGCTCTGCGCCAGAGCCGCTAAACGCTCATCAATATTTGGCTTCTGATCTTCCATTCTTTAATAAGCCTACCGCTTCGCAAAATATTTTGCAAATTCGCTTGACTCATAGCGTAGCGCTACGCTATTCTGGTTTTAGAGCCGAGGGGCTTTAACCCGGAGAAAACAACATGGAACTGGAACTCATCGATTACATAGACGCAGAAGAAGGGCGCGACTTCGCGCCCGCAATGAACGAGCAGACCGAGTGCGACTGCTGCGGCGAAGAAGTTGACGCCGATGCGCGCACCTATCAGCCCGACTGGGACGTGTTCGCGTGCCCCGCTTGCATCCGCGAGTGCGAAGCGCAACTCGCCGAAGAAGAATGGGCGCGGGAATGCTCCTGCCGCCGCACCGCGGTTGACGAATACGACAACCGCGGCTGCATCGTTCACGATCGGAGGGCCGCATAATGGCAGCCCGCAAAGGCATTCCCGCGGGCGCCTTCATGGCGTCTTTTTCCTCCGCCGGGCGCATCGCTGCGCCAAGAACTTGCTGCAACTGCCAGACGAAGGCTGCGCGGTGGAATTCCATCTACTGCTCGGACGCCTGCGAACGCGAGTTCCTGACCTTCCCCGAATACAACGACGAGTTCTCATCCAAGGAGACCAACTAACATGTCCGAGATCATCAAGTTCGATTTCAACGTCCCGGTGGAGTGCGCGTTGCGCTTCACCGAACCCCGCGTCTTCCCGTCGCAGTTCGCCGGCGGCGACGACCGCCACATGTTCAGCACCACGGACGGCCGCGTCATGTACGTCACGCCCTTGACCTCGGCGCGGATTGCCGCATTGCACCTCGAGAAGGGCGAATGCTTCTGGATCTGCAAGCGCAAGAACAACCGCATCACCGAGTTCGCCGTCTCGCGCGAGCGCATGTCCGCGCAGCAGGAAGCCGCGCCGCGGCCCGCACGTCCCGCGGCGCCGTTCAAGAGCAACCTGCCCAAGCAGTTGTACTACGAACCCGGCGAAGTCGCCGGCGAGGCAGCGCCTTCGCCCACGCTCGAGGAGCAGCTGCGGGCCTCGATCGACATGGTGCAGCGCCGCAAGGCGCAGACGGTGGGCGAACTGGGCGACGGCACGCTCGCGATCATGGCGCCGCCCGCGCGTCCCGCGGTCCAGGCGACGGCGCCTGCGCGGCCGGCGGCCGCCGAACGCCTCGCGCCCGCGGTTGCGGAGTTCTCGTCGCGTTTGATCATGGAGACTACGGCTCTCGTGGATGTGTTTGCTCAGGTGCTGCGGCACGCCTCTGATCTGCACGGCAACGCAGTGAAGGCCGATGACGTTCGTTCATTTGTCGTGACCGCCTACATAAATGCCAGTAAAGGGCAGGGAGGCCGCAATGCGGCCTAAGCCGCGCCTCGAATCCTTCACCAGCCTCGAGGCTTACATCGAGGCTCTGGTGGAGTGGCATCTCGAGCGCCGCTTCGATGCCGCGGACTGTGAGTGGCTGCGCCAGGTTGGCATCGGATGGGAAGGCGAAGCATGAAAGCCTACGTGCGCGCGATCGCCGGCGGCTGGCCCGGCCTGGTACTTTTCATCCTGGTCATGCTGGTGGCTTGGACGCTGGGCGATCGATGAACGATGATAAGGAAATGTTCAAGGAGCGGGCGTGGACGCCGTACCGCGAAGTCATGCGCTACCGGCGTCTGCTCATGCTATCGATCCTGGTCAATCTGATCCTGGCGGCGGCGCTGTTGCGGTGCTTTCGATAACGCGGGGAAATGTCTCATCGATCCACTCGCACAGTTTCAATCCATCGAAGTTGTACTGCGCCGGCGTGATGGACAAATCGATCTCTTCATACACTTCGTCAATGAATCCATCAATGCAGTCATATGCATCGGAAGCGTCCCTCTTGATCAAGTAGACGAGCCCGTCCCTTCGCAGGACACCGACTGGAAGCCTCATCACGTCACCCACGGTCTTGGGCGCAAGGATCTCCAGGATTGCAAATCCCAGTTGATTGTGGGCCTCAATATTTGCATAGAAAGAATCCTTAGACTCCTCAGACCAAATTTCATGGTTGTACCGGCAATAAAGCTCCACCAATTCGTCGAATAACAATTTCAATCCTTCCCCGCCGCCCGCTTCGGCACGGCCTTAATCCGCCGCGACCCGGTGCGCGCCTCGATCACGAGGCCCGCTGCGCGCGTCTTGCCCAGTAGATCCTCGAGCACCCCGATCGGCACGCTCGCCAACTCCAAAAACTTCTCGAGGCCGATCACGGCGACCAGGTCGCGCATGCTGCGCACCCGGCGCTCGCGTTCCCGCGCCGAGAGGTGCAGGCGGTAGACGCGGCCTTCGACGATGCCATCGGCATCCGCCGGCATGCGGTCGAACCAGGATTTTATGGCGCGCTTCAGCACGTCGTAGCGGGCCGTATCGGGCGCCTGCATTTGCATGCGGCGGTCCAGCTCGCCGTACTCGTCGACCATCGCCCTCTGCTGGCGGTCGACGGAAACGGCGACCTCCGCGGGTTTCGGTCCCTCAATCCTGGTAGGGAAATGCGCGGTGGGCGCAGGGGCCTTCAGAGGCCGCCCGCGGCGCGGTGCGGGCTGCGTGGCGCGGGCGGGGGGGCGTCTCATTGGACCGGCTCGCAGGGTCGGGCGGGGTGGTCGAGATCCATTGGTCGGCCAGCAAGCGAAAGGTTCATCCCAGCAAGAACTAAGCGTAGTTCCTTCAACGATATTCTGCCGAAGTCTTTGTTGCGGATTAGATCCTGCTCTGTATACTGCACCAATTCACCTAGAGTTTTAATTCCTAACCGTATGAGAAGGTTCCGCCCACGCACGCCAAGTGGCAAAGTCTCAACTGATTGCCGTCTCCACCCCGGCTTTCGTTTGCCTGCCATAGCGCGTTTCTGCGGCTCAAATGACGTGATCTGCTTCCCACAATGAGGGCATTCCAGATTCACTTCGCTACGCCTCATGCGCCCCTCTGCAGGCCTCGCCGGTACGCGAGCTTCCTGGCCAGGTCGAGGATTGCCCCGTAGTCGACGGTGTGAGCCTCACGGCGGCCTTTCAGGCGGATGGTGAGGCATCGGGGTTCCAGCGAGACGATCAGCGCGTCTGTGCGCTCGTACACGTCAGTTTGCCTTACGACGGGCGAATCGGGGCGGATCTTGGTCATCGTAGTTAGCCTTAGGTATCGTCGTCGCCGTTGAATAACCTGGGTTGACGCTTCGCCCCGGAGTCGCCTTTCTGGCTGCGTTTCGTTTTGCTCGCGGGCTGCCCGAGAAGTATTCCGCCAGATGTTGAGGGAACGGGCGCAATGTGAACGGGGTTGAGCAGATCGCGCGACGCGGCGTGCGAGTCGGGGAATAGAAGTTTGTAGGCCGACTCCAACTCCGGCCAGAACTTGTCAAAGGTCCGTTCCAGCACCCGATCCATAATCCGCCTGTCGGACATGTTGTTGAGTGATTTCACCAACTGCCACAGTCCGAGACGATTCACTCGGGTCCCGTTGAACTGGTTGAGCGGCTGTTGCAGGTCGCCGAAGTCGAGATCAAGCAGGATCGTGCCGACGCGATGGCGCCCCATCCCTTTGATGAGTGCGCCGGCTTCGAAGTGCAGCCACGGAGCAAGCCGGTTCTCCCTGGTGATGCAGATAACCCCTGTGTCCGAAGTTTGTAATTTGCTGATGATTTCTGTGAACCAAATGGTCCCCTTGTCGAGGTCTTGACTGGACACCCAGACTTCCGAGCCCGGGAGCACCGTTTCTAACCACGGCTTGAATTCATCAGCGAATGAACGGCTGGTTTCCCCAGACCAACTAAGGAATGTGGTCATTCAGGCATCATAGCGCCCAAATGGACGTTGGACTATCCCAGCCCTCGTACTGTTCTAACGGGCCCACTCCGACGGCCTAGCCTCGTACTCTTCCACTACAGGCGTGAGCAGTTCCAGTAGACCCTGCTCCCGCGGCTTGAGTTCTCTTTCGGCGGCCGTCACTTCCAACTGGGCCTTAACCCGGGCAATCGCGTACTCGGCTATCGTCAACCTTTTCTCCCGCGTCGGTCCTGCCTGGCGACGTCGATCACCAGAAGTACCAGCACGATCGCGATGATCGCAATCATTACCACTTCCATAGTTCACTCGTCATATAGCCAGTCCTCATAGGCTTTGATCGCTTCATCGAACGTGTAGACCTTCTCTGGCTCTTCCGCCTTCCACCACTTCTCACAGTCCGCATCCGATTCCCAACCACGCTGGTAAAGTCGGTCAATATCGAACGGCTCCGGGCCGCTACCCCATGCTTCCCAACTCATGGCGTCTCCAGCAGCGGCCGGCCGCGGTCCTTGCGCGCCCGGCGGCTTTCTTTGTGGTGCGGTTGGTCGTGGTGGAGGTGGCACCAGGTGCACCAGCACCGAAGATTCAAGTCGTCCATGTTCGCCGGATTGTTATCCGCGTGGGCGATCGTGAGCTTAACCCGGATCTTGCGCGGCAATCCGCGGGCGGATAGCGGCGAGCAGGGCCACCCGTACTGGTTGCGCCACACCTTCGAGCCTTCGCGGATCCAGATCATGTGGTAGCGGCGCCGGCCGCCGAACTGCGGGTCACGCGACTGCCAGGTGTAGGTGAAGATCCAGGCGTGGAGCGGCTTGCGGCAACACTCGCATTCCTCGTGCGCGCGCTTCAGGACGCGCGGGCGGATCTCGGTGCGCCACAGGTGGCCGTAATGCTGGCGGAACTCAGGGGCGATGGGCATGTGCCTTGAATTCTTCGGGGATTTCGTAGGGAATGAAGTTCGGGTTGCCGGTGTTCAATCGGTTCACAAAATCGATCCAGGCGTAGAACGTCCACTTATCGCCGGTCCGGCTGGCGGCGCCGGTGGCATAGCCCAGGATCAGGATCAACTGGTCGTAATCGTTGCGCGACATCTCGAGCTTGATCGTGTCGCCCTTTGCGGTGTATTTCATTCTGGCCGCCATTCTATCGAATGCATCATAAATCCCTGCTCCTGATGGAGCGCCAATTCCTCGAGCGTCGACACCAACCGCAGGATGAGTGACACCGTCGCCATCGACAAGCCCTCGGCCCCCAGCAGCCGCTCCACCAGGGGCGCCACCTCGCCCGCGGTGTAATCGATCGTCTTGTCCTCGGTCCCGATCCGGTAGGAGATCCGCAGCACTTTCATACGTCCTCTTTCGCCAGAATCACCATAATCGGCATCACCATGCCAGACGCGTCTGACCCGAACCGAAAGAACCGCTCGTTAGGGTTAGGCTCGTCCAAAAATTCGATCTCGATCATGTGGAGGCGATGCTCGGCCAAGGCAAGAGCGTGTTTCTCCGCCAGGTCTGGGAGCAACTGCTTCAGTCCGTACTCGTCCGAGTCAAGCCTGTCCTCGAACTGCACCACGCCGGCGGCATAGCCTCGAATCGCCAGGCGGATCATGCGGTCCCCTTTTTCACCACAGAAAGGCCCGGATTGAGAAGCTTTCTGGCCCACGTGAAGCCGATGCTGCCGCGGGGGAATATATCAGGCGCGTCGAGAATCTTTCGCGCCGCCTCGCGGTGTACCGCATCGGCCCAAGCCTCGGCAAGGAGCGGGTAGTTGTCTGGCAGCCGCGGCGCAAAGCAGCCAAAGCCAAGTGGGTGAACAGGAGACGGGCCTATGTACGTGTGGGTGAACTTCCGTACGCGATTCACGATGCGCTTCGGTCTCTGGTCTAGCAGAGGCTCGCCGATTGGCCTATCGCCGCTCATGCGTTCCCTCCCACCGGCGCCGCCTTCGATTTCTTTCTTCCGCAGTTGCCGATATGGAATAGGGTTTGGCGGAACCGGTTGCAGTGGCAGCAGAAGAATTTGGGTGCGAGTCTCCCATGCGTGCGTAGGGCCCCTTCGACCCGGCCGCGGGCACCCTTCACGGACGGGTGTTTCATTTGGCTTCACCCGCCGGCGCCGCCTTCACTCCGGCCACCTCCCCCGAGATTTGCCGTTGTGAGACGACGCCGGCTTGCGTCCCGTGCGCAAGATCAGGATCGAGTCCCGTACCCGGCACCCACCAAATAACCACTTGCCCGGCACCCCAACCGGGGCCGGCGACGACGTATTCGACGCTGATTGGCAACGCGCCGGGGTGGATCTTGTGCAGTTCTTCAATCGCAGCAGGCTCCAACTTGTAGAACGGCACGCAGAAAGAATTAGACTTCATGATTTCCCTCCAACCGGCGCCCCCGGATCGAGGCCCTTCCCTAGCAGCCCCTGCTCCATCTCGGTCAGCTTCAGCGAGACGGCGCCGTTGTGCTGTGCGGGGGCTAAATCAGGATGCGTCCAGCCCTGGCCGCTCGCGTACCCGTGGCCGGCGTAGGGGTGCTGTGCCCAGTCTTCGTTCGCGTGGACACGCTTTTCGCTGCAGGCTGGGCAGTTGTTCATGAGCGTTGGCTCCCCTGGCCTCTACGCGGCTGGTCAGGAAGCCCGAAGGCTCCGTAGCAGCGCTTTCGCATCTCTTGCAAAAACAATCCCCCATCCTGGGGAACGTAGCCCATCCGGGTCTTGATCCAGGCTTGGAAGTCTTTCATATCCTCCTGCAACTCCTTCACCTTGACGGTACCGTTTCCGACATTCGCAACCTTGACGTTGTTTTTAAAGAGGTGCTCTGTGGGAATAAATAATTTAAGGACTCCGCTGATCGTGACGGCGGAAATGTCGCCGCAAGTATAAACGTCAACTCCGGCCCCTGGAAATGCGGATCGAAGCGTGAGGCCGACTTGTGGCGTCAGTTTCTGAACCCTCATCCTCGCGAGAAAGCGGAGGAAGGTTTTTGCTGGGTTCCGAACCGAAAGCGCTCCAGTAGACCGCGCCTCGAGCGCTTGCTGGAACGAGTAGAGCACGCCGGACGCTTCAGCAATCCGCAAAAACTCCCTGTCCTTTTCTGAAAGCGATAGGAGCCACTCCTCCTCCGGCTCCGTTGTACCGAAGGCACCGTAATCTGTTTCAAGTCGAAACCGGATGGGTTTTCGGCAATGGGGGCAGGTTCCGTTCCAGCCAATAACACGTTTCGGCGGTCGCTCAGTCATCTCCGCTGGCCCCTTTCGACATCGGCGTGGCTTCCTCGGCGTCCCAACACGCCTGATGCGCGCCGCGCATTCGCGCGTCTTCCGGGTAGATCGGTTTATGGCACACCCAGCAGGTTACGGTATTCGCGGCTCTCCACTCTTCCGTGGCTTTCATCTCCGCGGCGAGCTTCGGCGGCACCGCTTCCAGCAGTATTCCTGTAGGGTTCTTGTATTTACGTTTATCGATGGTGGCGTCAACTGCGTCGATGGCCGCAACGATCTGCTCGACCGTGCAAGCCGGCGCCACGTCCCGGCACGCAGAAACGAATGCCTGTCCAGTGGAAGTGCGGATCCCCAGTTTTTGGCTCACAACAACAACATCGTTTTCGGCGGTCGGCTCTGGCACCGCCGGCTCTTTTGTTGTTGAATTCCCCCCCTTCTTTATGGTTTTTCTTTCATCCTTATATGCCGGCGCTCCTGGGGCTACAATAAACGCCTCTTTGAGGCGTTCCTGGGGTACTTTGGTGGCCTCTTTGTACTCCAGATAGGCCTTTTCGATGTGGGAAATGTACCCTGGTGAGGGTACAAAGCCTTTTGGGAGACGGAGGTCCGTAATAGACGCTATGTCGTTGATTTTTTTGAAAACTTTGTACCCCAATTGGGGTACAATCCGCGGTTTTCTTGTGGAGGCCCGGGGCACAGTCCAACAGTAGATATCGACTTGGCCCTTTCGTAATTTACCACCATCTGCCGCCCGGCGCGCGCAAAACCCCTTCTCTTCGAGTTCGGCCAGCGCGTCCCTGACCTTCTGGCGCCCGTAGCCTGTCCATAAAGTCAGATCGGCTGGCGTGACAGGTACGCGCATTGTCTTTTTATCGACAACAACTTGCTTAATTGCCTTTTCAGTTCGGAAGGCAACAGTATGAAGACGCAAGATATAGAGAACCGCCGCGGCTTCAGGTGTAAGGCTGGCCCTGGCGGCCCGCCTCATGAATTCCTTCACCTCGCCGTACCATTCACCTCCCTTAACGCCTTGTTCTCGGAACCACTTAGTAAGCTGACCATCCATACCGACTCCCCAAAGACGCGGAAATCGCGCCCGAAAAACCGTTATCAATTGCGCTGGGAGGTATGGCAGAATGAAGGGAGCCGTACCCTCCGGCGCTTTGTTTGCACTTGCGGCTGCGTCATTTCTTTCCCGGAAGCTTCGCAGCAGTGAGGAACTACAGAATCAACGGAGGGGACCTTCCACGGCCGTAACGCGGGGCGGGGGCGGATCGCCAATCACAACACATGGTTATGATGGCCTGCCGGTAGTACCCAAAGTACCCAACGACCTGTTGGCCCGAGGTGTGTCGCGTTAACCTGTAAGTGGGCCGGCGCAGTATTCGAAGTACTGTGCCAGCCCTGACCAATCCATGCTTTTGGGAGCACAGATGGCTGACCAAAGTGTACCGCTCGTTTCCCTGGAACGTCTCCGGATCGAGCAGTCGAAATTTCAACAAGGCTTGATCTCCGAGAACACCGCCCGCGGGTATGCCTCCGACTGGAAGGTCTTCGAAGACTTTTGCTCGCGCTACCGCCTCACGGCGTTGCCGGCGACCGAAGAGACGGTGAGCCTCTTCCTCACGGACCAATTGAGCCGTAGCAAAATCAGCACCGCACGCCGGCGCAAGTGGGCCATCGTCTTCGAACACCGCAGCCGCGGAATGCCATCTCCGGCGGGTACCATAACGAAAGAACTTCTGCGCGGCGCCCAGCGGATCCGCGGGGAGAAGCCGCGTCAGATGCGGCCGATCACCGTCGCGCAGTTGCGCGAGATGTCCGCTGGCCTCTGCAAGGTCGGGACTCCGTTGGCCTTGCGCAACCGCGCACTCCTGGTGCTCGGCTTCGCCTCCTCGTTGCGCCGTTCGAGCCTTACGAGGCTGCGCCTGGCGGACGTGGAGTTGTGCCAGCAAGGTTTGATAGTCTGCGTGGACCGCGAAAAGAACGATCAGGAGGCCAAGGGGCGCCTGGTGGCCATTCCGCGGGGAAAGCACCCCCATACTGACCCCGTGCGCGTCCTCGAAGCGTGGCTGCGCGTGCGTACCAGCACTGCCGACGGGCCGTTGTTTCCACGACTCGATTCTTCTCACGAAGGCGAGCCGCTGGACGGTCAGAGCGTGTGCCGGGTCCTGAAGGAGACGCTGAGTACTGTCGGCATCGACGCCAGCCAGCGGGGTGCCCATTCGCTCAGGAGCGGGCTGATAACGGCGGCCGCGGAGGCCAATATCAGCGCGCTGCGCATCGCTGCCTATACCGCGCAGTCGCCTGAGATCGTGCGCCTCTACTTTCGCAGGAGTGAAATGTGGCGGGGTAACGTCGCGGGCTGCGTCGGATTGTGAAAAGTTTCTCGTATTCACTCCGGCGAAAGAGTGCTGAGAACCGGCCGCAGTCGCCAGACGCTGGGAAGCGCCATCTACGGCCGGGTTCTCATACCATTGCCCGAGGATCAGTCGAGCGAAAAGATGGTAGCACATAATCGCGTCTTCCCCCGACGACCACCTACCCGGTGTCTCTCACGGGAACACGCACTTGCGTGGCGCTCGCTCGGACTGGGAAGACACTGACGCAACCAGAGTATTCCCGCGATCTAGAATCGTACAGGGACTGTCACAATCCGCTGTGCCTTTCCGCACTGCGGGCGCGATAACGTCTTTATTTGCGTAACGCCGGCGCTTTGATGGAGTCCACGTCGCGCCTCGCGACACGATAGCGGCCGCCCGCTCGCACTCCTACATCGAGCGCGCCGAGGCGTCTTTCCTCGATCAGGGAGATCAGGAAACTGGCCGGCAGCCCGGAGTAGTGGGCCGCCTCGTCCACGGTGAGCCAGGGACGGTCTGCCGGCGCCGCCGGCGCCTGGAGCTGCGGCCGTGGTGGCGGCGGTGCGGCCCCTTCGCCCGCTCCCGTCGCACTCCCCCGGTAGGCGACCAGCCGCTTCTGACCGTCGATGACGGCCCGCTGGACGTCCCGGGCGAGGAGCACGGTCTGCCTGCGCTTGGTCACCGGATCGGTGACCTGGCGGCGCCGGATCGCGCCCGTGTTCGACAGCTCGAGCACGCGGCGAACGCTCAGGCCGAGCCACTGCGCGGCGATTTGCTTGGAGATATATTCAGGCCCCGATGTTACAGCCGCGGGCGCGGAACTGCGGTATGCTGGGTTTGAATTACGCATTTTCGATACCTTGCAGCGGGCGTTCCACGCGCCCGCTTCTTTTTTTCTACCTTAACAATCTAGCTCACAATCCACGCCGGCACCCACGACAAAAGTCCTAGTGGGTTTCTAGTCCTACCGGAGCAGCATCGGCGCCAGTTGCGCGAGGACCCAGAATGCGAGGCCCGCCGACATCAGCGCGGGGTAGTAGGGGTTTGGAGCGCTCCACCAGCGGGACATGGCGCCCAGAACGAACAGGACAAACGCGAACACCAGACAGACGAGCGGCATAACTTCAACTCCTTGTTGTGCCTTTCGGCAAGAACGAGGTACGATACACCCAAAGTATAGTGACACGCCCGCCGGGCCGGGCACCCGCAGAGATTCTCTAAAATAGCCCGCATTCCCCTGCATCAGTAGTCCTGTGTCCCAACTTCCGGCGTCAAAAGTACCCGTATACACCCAGTACGGCGTGATCGAAATGGCCGATGCTTCCCGTGTGCGCCAACTCGCACAGGCGGCCAATGCGCAGTTCATCAGACGCCACAAGGACGGGCAGTTGATGCGTATTGTGCTCACCAGTTTCGGCGAGGACTACGGGCGCCGCGGGCGCAATGGCAACCCGCAAAAAGACGTGTACAACGCCGAGAGCGACCAGAACCCGCCGCGGGTCTGGGACTTCAAGCGCCACTGCGGCGAGCGGGCGGGCGAACACTCATGACCGTAGGCAACCTCAAAAAACTACTCGGGCCGCTCGATGACGCGCTGCCCGTCATTGTCGTAGGCCCGTGCGTGGACGAAGACGGCGACGACTGCGAGACATGGTTTCAGTTGACCGCGGTGACCCGCGAACTGGACTCCGACATCGCCGAGGAATACGCGCACCTCGATTGCGTGCGCCTCGATAACTTGAAATGACGCCGGCGATCGACGCGGAAGCCGAACTGATCGAGTTCGTCGCGCAATTCCGCGACGACGCCTACGGCTTTGTGATGGCCTGCTACCCGTGGGGGGAAGCCCGGACCCCGCTGGCGGATTACGCCGGCCCGGACCGGTGGCAAGCCGAACTGCTGCGCGAGATCGGCGAAGAGGTGCGGAAGAGGGGCTTCGACGGGCTGAATGCGGTGGGGCCGATCCGCCAGGCCATCTCGAGCGGGCACGGCATCGGGAAGTCGACCACTTCCGCCTGGCTCGCGAACTGGATCATGTCCACGCGCCCGAATTCGCAGGGCACGATCACGTCCAACACGTTCGCGCAGTTGAGCACCAAGACCTGGCCGGCAATCCTCAAGTGGACGCGCATGCTGATCACGGGCCACTGGTTTGTGGTGGGCCAGGAAAAGATCGTGGCGAAGGCGGCCCCGGAGTCCTGGTTCGTCACCGCGCAGACCTGCCGGCGGGAAAACTCCGAGGCCTTCCACGGCCAGCATGCGGCCCGGTCGACGAGCTGGTATCTCTTCGACGAGGCCTCGGCGATCCCGGACGAGATCTGGAACGCGGCCGAGGGCGGCTTAACGGACGGCGAACCCATGATCTTCGCCTGGGGCAACCCGACCAGGAACACGGGCAAGTTTCACCGCATCGTGTTCGGTAGCGAGCGCGACCGGTGGAAGCAGAAGATCATCGACAGCCGCACCGCGAAGTTTACGAACAAGGCGCTGCTGGACGAATGGATCGCCGATTACGGCGAGGATTCCGACTTCGTCCGGGTTCGCGTCCGCGGCATCGCGCCGCGCGCCGGCGAACTGCAGTACATCGATCAGGAGCGGGTCTGGCAGGCGCAGCAGCGGCAGCCGGCCAGTTTTCCTGACGACCCGTTGGTCGCCGGATTCGACGTCGCCGGCCGCGGCGGCATGTTCAGCATGGCCGGCGCACGCAGTGACGGCGGCGACGGCGGCGCTGCGCGGCGGGATGCCGGCGGAAGCGGCGCCTGGAACGTGATCGCGTTCCGGCGCGGCCTGGACGCGGTGTCGGTCCCGGCCATCCGTATCTCGGGCGAGGACACGCGCGACCGCAGCGTCATGATGGCGAAGCTGACCGAGATCCTCGGCGACAAGCGGCCCTCTCACCGGGTCGCGATGATGTTTGTGGATTCTGCCTTCGGCGCGCCCTACGTGGAGCGGCTGCGCGGCATGGGCTTCGACAACGTCATGGAAGTAAACTTCGGCGCGCCTTCCCACGACCGCCACCAGGCCAACATGCGGGCTTACATGTGGAGCCGCATGAAAGAGTGGCTGCTCAAAGGCGCGATTCCCGCGGACAACATCCTCGAGACGGACCTGACCGGGCCGGGATATCACTTAAACAAGAGCGAGCAGCTGGTGATCGAGGCCAAAGCGGACATGGTGAAACGCGGCATCGCGTCTCCGGACTACGGCGATGCGCTGGCGCTCACGTTCGCGGCGTTCGTGCCGCCGCAGGCGCAGACCGCGGAGCAGGAACTGGGGCGCGGGTTCGGGGGCGGCGGTTCCTGGATGGGGTGAGGAGGCAACTGAGGATGACGAACGAGCAACAGGAGAAACTCAAGGCCATAGCTGAACAGGAGTGCAACGCACGCCTCGCTCATGGCAACGCCGGGGCAGCCATCGGTGGCCTCGAGTATCAGCAAGCTCGTTCGCTTGCTGAACCGACCCTGCGCGAGCGGATTCGGAATCAACGGTGTCGTGCGCAGAACGAATCGCGGCGACTCGAGCAGTTGCATGAACTGGAGTATCTTCTCGAAAAGCATCCGGAAGTCGCGCGGATCCTCGAACTCATGGAAGCGGTCAGGGATTGAACCGTGTACGTGATGCCACCCGATGAACTCGACATTCCGGTGAACACGCCGGAAGGCCAGATCCTGCTCGGCGCGCGCGACGTGATCGCGGAAGAGGCCTTCGTGGAGAGGGATTCACGGTGAGCATCTCTTACGATCCCAAATGCGAAGAACTGGCGCGCTACTTCCTGACCACTGAAAGCACCAAACCCGGCCAGGAACAGGTGAGCCGGCTGGCCGGCAAGATCCAGCAGGCGATCGAAGAATTCCTCGAAGCGGAGTAGTTGTAATGCCCAAATTAACCGTACTGATGGGCGCGCCCGGGGCGGGCAAGTCCACCTACGCGAAGAGCACCGGAGCGCACGTAGTGACCACCGATGGCGCACGCGGGCGCCTGTCGCCCGGAGACACGCTCCACAAGGCCTACAGCGAGATCAATGCCGCGCTGGCCGCGGGCAAGAACGTCGTCTTCGACACCACCGGCTCGAATCCGGCCGTGCGCAAGGCGGCCGCCACGATCGCGCAGAAACACGGCGCCCAGCTTGCCGCGCGGGTCATCGATGCTCCGCTAGGCGCGTGCCTGCAGGCGCAGCAGGGCCGGGCGAAGCCGGTGGCCGCCGCGGACGTGCGGCGCATCCACGACGCGGTGCGCAAGCAGGCCGCGGGCCTGCAGTCCGAGGGTTTCAGGGACGTGCGCGTCGTGAAACGGAAATGATGCCGCTAGCGATGCAAGGCCTCATGCAACAACATGCGAAGCAAGGTCTGGTAGCCGATACCCTTGGTCGCCGCGCTTTGTTTGGCTCGCTCGATGTCCGCGACCGCCAACCGCAGGCTGATGGCTTGCGTCTGCTTCACGGAAGATTCCTTGGCGCTCTCGGATTTATTTTTAACTCTCGGCATTTTCAAGCTCATTTTCGTTTCCTTGACCCTCCCGGCGCCATCGCGCCGCGCAGGAAGCCTCCAACCGTCAGGTCCTCGTCGACCTGGGGCCAGTGGATTCCATATCCTTCGCCAAGCCATTCAAAGTCGTTCCGTTGCGCTTCGGTGGCATTGAGCAGTCTCGGATACCACGCTAGGGGTACGGTGATGGTGCGGCCGTCAGACAAGACGCAGGTAAGCTCGTCTTCCGAGAAGCTCAGACCGATTCCTTTGGCCTGTATTTCATCGCTGGTTAAAGTATTCATTCCATTTCTCCGTCCAGGTGAGCTGATGTTCGATTACAAGTTTTCCGATCTGCCGCAGTTCCCGCGCGGTGAAACCGGCGTTGAATGCAAGGACTACCGGATTGAGCCAGAATTTTGCCATCGCTGAATCGCGGCGCACGTGAATATGTGGTGGCTCGATGCCTTCATCGCTGAAAAAGAAGAAACGATAGGGGCCGATAATCGCGAGAGTGGGCATCTATATACATTGTATATACAACCGGATCAAAATGCAACTTAAACCGGCAAAAACCTAGGCCCTCTTCAGGTTGGAGCGATAGATGCCACTCAAACCGGGCAAAAGCCAGAAAGTCATTAGTTCCAATATTCGCAAAGAGGTGGCCGCCGGCCGCCCCCAAAAGCAGGCCGTCGCGATCGCACTGCACACCGCGGGCAAGCCGAAGCGCACGCTACGGGATTTAATGAACGGTGGAAATGGGCAGCCTTAACTCACCGGCTCAACCCGGTAGAAGTATTGGAACTCAGGCGGAATCTCTTTACCTGGTTTGAACTCTTTTGTATCTGGGGTATAGCTTCCGGCGCGCCAGGGTATGCCTCGATCACGATTCCATTGCCGCCTGTTCTCCAAATCCGCAAAGTATTCATCTCGTGTTAGCTCGGCGACGATGCGGACGCGGCCATTGATCGTATCGAACTCCTCACCAACGAGAAGCGGCTCATTTAGTGCATATGTGGGGCTAAAGCCCATGAGCTTTATCGTAACCGATGGCTTCCAGTAAGTCCGACAAAGACCTCATCGCAACGGCACGCGAGCGCTACAAACTCGCCGAGGAAGCCGAACGCGAGATCCGCAAAGAGGCCAAGATCGACCTGCAATTTGCGGCCGGCGAGCAGTGGGACGACGACGACAAGAACCGGCGCAACATGATGGGGCACGGGAATAAGCGGCCTTGTCTCACATTCAATAAGCTCACCGGCCCGATCAACCAGGTCGCCAACCAGGCCCGCATGAACAAACCGGACCTCGAGGCGCTGCCCGTCGACAGTAAGGGCGATCCGGCGACCGCCAAAGTGTACGAGGGCATGATCCGGCACATTCAATATGCGTCCAAAGCCGATCAGGTCTACGAGACCTCGCTGGATCAAAGCACGAAGGGCGGTTTCGGCTATTTCAAGGTCACGACGAAATACTGTGGCAACAAGACGTTCGACCAGGAAATCAGGATCGAACGCATCCTGAACCCGTTCAGCGTGCTGATGGACCCGTATGCGCGCGAAGCGGACAAGTCCGACGCCAAGTGGGCCTTCGAACTCGAGTGGATTTCGAAGGACGAGTACAGGGCGGAATTCGGCGACACCGAAGTCGCGCAGATGCATTTCTACGAGGGCTGCACCAACCCGGCCCCGGAGTGGATCGGCAAGGACGGCGTGCTGGTGGCGCGGTACTGGTATATCGAGAACGAAACCAAAACACTGGTGGCGATCCAGTGGCCCGATGGCAAGGTCACGAACGAATACCTCGAGGACATGCCCGCGGAACTGCCGCCGGGCATACAGTTCGCGGTCGATGAAAATGGCGACCGCATCGAACGCGAAGACCAGATCCGCCACGTGAAAATGTGCCGGCTGAACGGCGTGGAAGTCCTCGATAAAACCGACTGGAAAGGCCAGTGGATCCCGATCCTCGCAGTGCTCGGCGAGGAGATGTACATCGAGAACAAGCGTTATCTGTTCTCGCTGATCCGGTTCGCGCGCGACCCGCAGAAGCTGTACAACTTCTACCGCTCGAGCGAGGCCGAAACCGTCATGCTCGGGACCAAGGCGCCCTGGGTGGGCGTCAAAGGCGCGTTCAAGGATCCCCGATGGGCGACGGCAAACACCGTGCCGTGGGCCTACCTCGAGTACGAGCCTCTCGATATCGCGGGCAATCCGGTCCCGATGCCGCAGCGCAATCTGGCAGAGCCGCCGATCCAGGCGCTCTCCATCGGCGCCGCGCAGGCCTCTGACGACATCAAGGCAACGACGAACGTCTACGACGCCAGCCTCGGTTCGCAATCAAACGAAGTCTCCGGTATCGCAATCCAACGGCGCCAGGGACAGATGGAGTTGTCGAACTTCCACTTCGTGGACAACCTGAACCGCGCCATCCTGCAGTGCGGCGTCATCCTCTGCGACCTGATTCCGAAAATCTACGACACCCCGCGCCAGGTGCGGATTCTCGGCGAGGACATGCAGGAGGAGATCGTCACCGTCAACCAGCAGTTTGCGGGCGACTATGGCGAGGAGAAGTGCTTCGACCTGACCAACGGCAAATACGACGTGCGCCTCAAGATCGGGCCGTCGTTCAAAACCCAGCAGCAGGAAACGGCGAGTCAGGTCACCGAACTGTCGCGCAACTTCCCCCAACTGATGCAGGTTGCGGGCGATATCGTCTTCGACAATTTAAACTTTGCCGGCGCCGAGAAGATCGCAGAACGCCTGCGGCGCGCGATGCCCCCCAACCTGACCGAGGACGCGGACAAGAAACCGCAGCAGCTGCTGGCGCAGCAGAACGCGCAGCAGGCGCAGCAGATCGAGCAGTTGACTCAGGCACTCACCCAGCTCTCGGACGACGTGCGCGCGAAGCGGATCGAGGCGGAATCGCAGCAGCAGATCGAGGAAATGAAGATCGCCAGCAGCGATCGCCAGGCTGCCATGCGGGCGCAAGTGGACCTGGTCAAGGTCGAAGCGCAGTTGACCTCGACGGAAAATATCGCGCTGCTCAAGTCTCAGGTAGCCGATCTGCAGCGGCAGATCGCGCTGATGGCGTCCGGTGCGGCCGCCGAGGCCGCCGAGCCATCCGAGCCGGGCGAAGCGTTGGCCGGCGCCGGGATGCCGCCGCCGGGCGCAATGGGCGGTATCCCGCCCGCGGCGCCGCAGCCACAGTTTTGATTTATGCCAGACGAAGTAATCGAGCAAGGGACGGAAAACGCCGCTAGCGAAGCCCCGACAGATTTTCGGGAGTTTGCGAAGTGGCGAGAAACCGGTGAATTGCCCGAACCAAAAGCAGCCACACCCGCGGCCGCGGAAGACAAACCGCCGGCCAAAACTGAACCGGACTCGGAAACGGACGACCATCAGGAAGCAGGGGAACAGGAAGACGACGAACCGCAGGACGAAGCAGCGCCGGCCGGCAAAGGCAAAGGCGGATCACGCCAGCGTCGTATTGAACGGCTGACCAGGGAAAACGAGGAGTTGAAGCGGTTGATCGCCGGTCGCGAACCGGTGACGCCACCGCACGATAAGCCCTCGGAACCCGCGCAGCCCGCCGCCGCCGGCAAGCCGAAGCTCGAAAACTTCAAGACGCTCGAGGAGTATCAGGAAGCTCTGACGGACTGGAAACTCGATGAGCGCGAGCGCACCCGCAAAGAAGCGGACGCGCGAACGGCTCAAGAGGAAGCAGCCCGCACAGAGCAGGAGCGGTGGACGGCGAAGGAAAAGGCCGCACGCAAGGCGCACGACGACTACGACGACCTG